TTTGTCAATAGCTTTTCCGATAAACTTTCTGGCGATTCCCATTACTAATTCATTCGCTAAAACTTTGGCAATATTCCCAACGGCTTTTAAAAACTTTCTTTCTTTTTTAGGTGCTTTAATTTCTTCCATTAGTTTATATTTATAGCAAATACAATGTAATTACTTCCATCGTAATGGCTGTTTGAATCTATAGTAATAGTTGCAGGTAATGTAATAGTATATTGACTATCTACTAATTTTTGCCCATTCTGGTACACATGAATAGAGGCGTTTAAATTAGTTGTGGGTAGCTTTCCGTTATTCTGTGTCCATGTCAAAATATTGGATGTCGTATCAAGAAATTCTTGATTAAATATTGCGATGACTGAACCTGTAACAGTCACATTGTTTATAGTTTCAGTGACATTATTATTTACTACTCCGCCACTTCCGGCATTGTTTGCCACTTGATTAAAGTCGCGAGGTTTGGATAATACGGTTCTTTCAGTATAGTTAGGCATCTAATTCTATTTTAAAGTAATCACCCTGCCAAATTTCTGTTTTTAAATCTAAACTACCTCTTTCAAAAACGTAATATCCGGATGAATATTCTATAACTTTATGAGGCAAATAAGGATTATCAACTGATAAATTTTGGAATGGCATATCTACCATGCGTAGCTTTGGTGTGAGTTGTCCGCGAATAACTTCATTTACTAATAACTGTGTGACGTTGTTGAATCCCGATCCATTGCCTACATCCCAACTACTACTATTTTCATACGTACCAGATTCAAGAACCTTTAATCCTCCATCAGTTGTCTTACTGGGTCCGTCACCAATGTAGGTATCAAGGCTAAAAACTGTGGAAGATTTATCGTCGTTATCAGAGCCGTATTCAAGAATATCGCTTTGACCGGATACGGCACCTGTTGGTAGAAATTCAAGGTAGTTATTGCTAAGTAAATACGATACATTAAAGTTAGAAATGATACTACTTCCTGCTTCGTTTCTCATTTCTTTTAATCTCATTTCCCATACATACTCCGCACTTTCAGGAATATCTAACGTATCAAATGTAATAGTTTTGTAAGCAACAAAAGCAGCATCAGCCGTTATTGTTTCTGTGTTAAATTCATATTCGTAAAAGCTATTCTCCCACGTTGCAGGCTCTAATTGAAAATTAAATCCATTAGTATAGGTTACACCTCTTTTTAAATATTTGTTTTCTTGCTTTACCTGTAATGACTTTATTTTACCGGTAAACTTTGGTGATGATACACTATCTAATTTTAAAGTATCCGTATTAGTTGATAAAATTACATACTCGTAATCACCACTTTCTGTAATTGTTTTTGTTACTCCTCCTAAACGTAATCTAAGGCTACCACTGTTTTCTATATCAACTTTTATTTTGACATAATATTTTCTTCCGGATGTAACTGTAAATGTAGTATAAAATGCTTCCGTAGCTATTAAAGTACCTTCGAGTATTTTATTATCAATTAACCATCCGCTGCCTAATGTCCAATTAGCACTTTCAAAACCTTGTAAAGGAAAGCTATTGATTATAGATGCTACCTTAACGGCAAATACAAATTGGAAAGGCTCAAAGTTTACAGGATTTAAAGCCTGTGCATAGAATCCAAGTATACCGGTGTAAGATAAACGAGCATCAGGATTAGAAGCATCTAATGTGGGAGTGGTTGTAATTACCGGAGTAGTATTAGTTGCGTAGTTATATTCTACACCTGCTAATAAATTTTGTTTAGCAAAATGATTGTAACGTATTACCACGTTTTTTAAAGCAGGGTAATAAGTCCATTTACCTCCGCTCAATCTCATTAAGTCACTTCCCGGTAGATTGGTTTGAATATTGGATAGCGTTAAATCTGCAGTAAATGTACCTGATTGCTGAATGCCAAAAGCATTGTATTTAAAGTATCTTTTAGTAGTTGGAGTTCTCGAATATTCATTTACTTGAATAAACCAATATTGATTCCCACTAAATATTAATCTTGCTCCAAACGTTTGGCAAATCTTTTTTAGAACTTCGTAGCAACTTTGGTAAACATAATTGCTTTTTGTGTCTTTGTGGTAAAATGCCCGATGCTGAATAACTGTCAATAAAGAATAATCAGAGGCAGCATTGTAGGCTATTGTGTTCTCATGCCAATTAAAAATAGTGTGTAATACCGGCAAACTATTTGCCACTAGGTTCTCTTGAACAAAATCTAATTGATTAAGGCAATTTAAAATATGTTGTACAACTGTGTCTTGCCCATTGTAGGGCCCAACCGCGCTTTTATAATCCAATGTCTTTAGCCATCCTAATCCATCTATTGCAGATATTTGAGCCTGGTAACCTATGGACAATGGTATGTCTTCAAACTCTACTAAATCTGTGACTATGTAGCCATACCATTTAAATGATACAGTTGTGTTATCATCTTCGTAGGCTGTGAGCTCCATTGTAAACCTTCCCTCCACTGCCAAACCAATATCAAGAAGCAATGTTTCAAGATCACTATTATTTATAAGTAAAGACAATGAACAACGCGAGCCAATAATAGGCGTAAATCTTTCTTGTCCTTGCTGACTTTCACTGTCGTACTGAAGCTGCAAACCAATAGTATCAAAATCATAAGTCATACCGGAAAAGACCTTGTCTTTAATAGCAATTACTATTTTCCTGCCTTTCTCATTATATACTGTCGTTTGAAACCTTGCTGCCATTACTGTACTCTGTTAAGACCTTTCTGTGACCTGTTAAGTAATATAATCAAATCATTTCCGCTTATCCTTGTCTCCAATGTGCCACCTATTCCCATATCTCCCATCATTGATTTTAACTTTGATAAAGGTGCAATAACTTCTGGATCAACTCGTGCATTTCGATTATCTCCAACCGTTGCCATTGTGGGCCCAAAAGCTAAACCTCCTTCAGCTAACTTTGGAGCGGCTAAACTATTTTTTACCAATGTTCCTAAAGCTACTAGGGCTATACCTCCAGCAATAGCAATAGCAGGATTTAAAGACTTTAAAGCAGTCTTAATACCTAAAGCGGCTATACCTACTTGTATGGCTAATTTACCAAAACTAATAACCGCTTCTGCTACTGGCAATAAAAAAGACTTTATATTAAATCCTGCACCAGATAAAGCATTACCTAATTGTTCGCCCAATGCTACCGATAAATCAGTTAATGTACCTTCAATGATATTTTTAAAACCTGTATTTAAATCCTCTATTCCTTTTTTTAATCTAGTTATGTTATCATCAGTGACTTGTATTGCTTTTCCTGCGGCTGTTTGAGCAACTGCAAAAGCATCTGTTTCTTCTTTTGCTCTTTGCGTTTCAGCTGTTACGCTTCTTAATTGGTCTGGTAATTTACCTATAGTGGGTAATAAATTTGTTGTTGGCATTAATTCATTTACAGGCTGTGATTTTACTCCTCCACCTGTGACACCTCCTCCCGTTCCTCCGCCTGTCGGTGCGCCACCATCACCAAATATTAAGTCACCTGTATTTGTATCACCTCCTCCATTACCTGTTTTAGGAATAGGCGTAGCCATAAATAAGCTTTTAAATTTGCCTTTAAGACTATCAACTGTTTCGCCTATTGTTTTAAATTCCGCTGCAACTACTTTTTGTTCTTCCTGATATTTTGTCATGCCACTAACATCAAATAATTGATAGCCCATTGCTTTTTGAAGCTTATCAATAGCCATCATAAAATCAGCTACTCCTTTGTTAGCACTGTTTTTTATGTTTATCCAAATGTTTGTAAATCTATCACTAAATGCTTTCCAATTATCATAAACGTATAAGGCAATAGCACCAACAGCCGCAATAGCTAAAGTAACACCAAGAATAGCAGGATTAGCAAGTATTTTAGCAAAGGCACCGGATATAACTGTAGATAAATTTTTGACTGTTGTCATTATTAATCTTGTAGTACCTATTAATGCTCCAAAAGTACTTATTAATTTTCCTACTATAAATATTGCAGGCCCTAAAGCCGCAACTAATAAACCAGCCTTAACAATAAAGCCTTGCGTCTCCGGATTAAGTGACTTAAATCCATCTACTAACCTTTGTAATCCTGTACTTAATGCTGCGGCAACTGCTTCTAAGTTTAATGTTTCATTTATTGCTTTACCTAACTCTGCTAATGATGCACTAACATTATCTTTTAAATTATCAAATGTATTAGCTAAACCACCATTTGCTCTTTCCAAATTACCTAAAGCACCAACCGATCTTTTTATAAATTCTTCGCTGCTTATTCCTAGTTCTCTAATTCCTTCGGCCGTCACTACGCCAAATTCTTCTTTCATTACACGCGCAAATTCTGGCAGCCTTTCTTTAATCTGATTAAGATCTTCCTGGGTAACTTTGCCAACTGCGCTTATCTGTGACAGTGCTAATACTACTCCATCGAATTGTTCCGCTCCACCTCCTGCCCTTGCTACGGCATTACCAAATTGTGTGATAGTTTCGCGAGCTGCGTCGGCATTCATTCCTACACTTTGTAAAGAAGCTGATGCCTTAACAACTTCAGGAAGTGCAAGGCCCGGATTTTCTGCAACTTTGCGGAGTTTCTCTAATTCTACGGCCGCTCCCTCACTACTTCCCATAATGGCTATTAATCCATTTTCCAACTTTTCCATGTCGGCAAAGGATTTAAGAGCAGCCGCACCAACACCGATAATAGGTAAAGTCAATGACTGTGTTAAAGTAGAGCCAAGATTAGACATATTTTGCCCAAACTTACTCATAGACTTCTCTACCTTTCCTAACTCTTTGTCAAGATTAGTAGTATCAATGCCAAGTTTTAAAAGTAGTTTACCTATTGCCATTTATAGTTCTTTATCCCATTTGTCAAATATTGTTTTGTCATTATTTGTCAAATTTCTTTTAGTTTCTTTTTTTGTCGGATTCTCCCACGCAAATTCAATCAAATCTTTAGGTTTAATAGTATGACCCTTTGCCGTGTGAACGTTTAGTAAATGCGTAGTTTGCCATCTTATTCGTTCCCATTGTGTTTGTTCTTTTTCTTGAAAATGCCTATTATAACCTTGCATGGCTATAATTACCTCCCGAAAACTCATGTCATAATATTGCGAAGGCGGAAATCTTAAAACTCCGAAACAAACCCTTTCGACGTGTTCGAGGGTAAGCTCTCCTCCTTCGCCACCACTTTTTTTTGGTCGTCATCTTCTGGCGGTGAAATCTCATTTGAAATCATTTCCATTATGCGAGTTATACCTCCCATATCCGTATCTACCAAGTCGCAAAATGATTGTAAATTATACGGACATTTTTCTCCCTTAGCTTTATAGCCGTATTCTACACCGGTAAAAGCTAATTCTAAAGCCAAAAGAAGATCTTCTCCTAAAAGGGAAAGGTCACTTAATTTAAGTTTCCTCTCCCTTAGAAATGTACCTAACACGAACATTCCAAATTTAATCGGAATAGTCGTGTTGGCAATTGTGATTGTTTTCATGTTAGGTAATTTTTATTATGCTTTAACTGTCTTTGTAATTGCACCTGTCACCTCAAAAGATGCTGAATAACTTGTATTTTCCTCCACGCCTGCGTTAAGGTCTAATGATGTACAAATAGCTTTCATAGTGTACACATTATCACCTACAACGTCGGTTGTGAATTTAATAGTAAGTTCTGTACCTGCAATTAAATCGGCAAATAAATCATCAAAAAGGTAATTAGTAGAAGCATCTCCCGGGCCCGCGTATAACGCCTCAGTAGAAAGCGTGCCAGATAATTGTCCTTTCTTTACTTCTCTCCATCCACCAACTGCGCTATCTTTTGTAAGAATTTCGCGCATAGCAGATGAAACATTCATTTGGCACGATGTGGCATAACCGATAGCAGTGCTATCTTTGTATAAGCGCATCAACGTACCATTAATTATCCCAGTAGTTGCCATGTTTATTTATTTTTTTGTTTAGTAATATTTTCTTCTTCTTCTTTTAATTCTCCGTAGAAATATTCAGCAGCTACGGGAATAGGAATGTAAACAGGATCGGGTTTTGATTCCTCTTTTTTTGGCATATCCTCTACTACAAAATCTTCATCAAGTAGTTCTGCAATTCCATCCTTAATCATTTGTTCGCCATATTCAGAAAGAAAAACGCCCACTTTACCCGGTGCCTTTCCATTCCATTCTTTTAAAAGTCTTAATTTCATCTTTTCATTTTTATCATGAAGTCAATACTTAGCCAATATACCGATAATTCAGCGTTATATACTTGACTATTACTACTAACGTATTTTATAGTTTGAACCTCTACACCCTCCACAGTACCAACAAATCTATCCAATCTATTTCTAATTAAATTAGCTAGGTTTTGAGTAGTGTCGTAATTTTGGGTATAAACGTCAATTTGCAAATTAATTTCTTCTAAATTGCTCTGTCCATCTTTGTAATCTACGGGAGTGCTATTTGTGGCAGTGTAAACAACAAAAGGATAATCGACATTTTGAGGCGTAATATCTGGATAGATATTTGTTCCAACAATGGCAGTTATATTTGTTGCCGTCGATAATCTTCCGTATATTAATTTGCCTATCATAATTCCCAAAATTTACGAGGGTATTCCTTTGCAACCCTTAACGCCTCCTGTGACATTTTTTGAATAACCGCCATTTGACTAGCCCTTTCAGCTTTGTTCTTAACTTTTAAAACCCATGCTCTAGTATTTCCGTAAATCATGTGAGCATAGAAGCCATCAGTTTTTGAATCACTATTTAATGTGGCACCTTTGCCAGCATCTTTATATAGAGGCCCAATAGCTGAAGTAGATTTTAAAAGATTTTTTTCATCAGATATAATTTTTATAGAACGACGTAAATTCCCAGGAATAATATTATACTTCATTCCTTTGCCACTCGTATAAAATTTATGAGCTTCTTTTGATTTAGGTACTAAATTTCGATAAGCTTCTAAAGCTATTGGTTCTGCGGCTTTTGCTATTTCCTTTCTTTTTTTAATCGTAATTTGCTGCATAATGTTATCAAGTTCAATGACAGATTCTGCAAAATTAGAAATAGCCAATGGCTGACCTTTTTTATTAGTCTTGCCTTGAAGTTTTATTAGCCTATTTAACTTTGACTGTGATATAAACATAATTAAACATTTGCGTAGCTATCAAAATAAAATCCTGTAAAGTCCATAAATCTTTTGTCGTGACTTATCGCTAAGTTTTTTACTTGATATACTTTACTGTTAAATACTACCCTACTTTCCTCTGTTATACTTGAATTATACCTGATAGTAAATTCGATTACATTTTTAGCAGTGTTTTTTCCTTCAATCACCGTTTCGTTTGAACGAGATAATTTACTATCTACATAAGCCCAAATAGTAGCAGCATTAGTCCAAGTTTCGGTAGCAAAACCAGTTAATGATTTTGACCTTGTCACATTTTGAAGAATAATTCTATCCCTCATTTTTCCGATAACTTCATTCTTATTATACCCAGTCATATTTATGTCGATTTAACATAACATCGGAAGCCGTAGGCATTTTATAAACGCTATCGGTTCTATTCTCGTAAATGCTAGCTATGATTTTTAAAATAGCTATTCTAATATCTGTAGGGCAACTTGTGGCAGCCGTACCAAATCCAGCTACATAAGTAATGGTAACATCATTTAATGAAAGATAGGTATCTGGAAAATCTTGATCTACAGCTTCACCAATAATACCTTTATAGGTATCAACTTCATATAAATTTTGTGGTAATGTTTGCGTATTTCCATTTTCATCTAAATAGGTGATAGATGTAACACTAATGACCGGATAAACTAAAAGTTTAATAACATTTTCGTAGTCCGTAGCAACTTTGTAAGAAGATGGGAATCTTTCTAATCTTTGTACAATCGTTTTATTTAAAGTACTTATATTTTGCCTAGCCTCAACCGCTTCCCTAGCTCCTTTTATAATAGTAGTTATCAAAGAGTCATCCGCTGAATCATCAACTTTTAAATAGTTTTTGACTTCGTTTAAAGTCCATAATTCATTAGTCTGGTCAACGGTTACTCTCCAAGGTTTCATCTCTTAATAGCTTTTTTTGGTTTGTTGCTACTTGTATTTTCAATGACAGGCTTAATATCTGTATCTTTCGGCTTGTCATTTACCTCAATAGCTATTTCTAGCTTAATCAATTCCTTTGCAGTTATCTCGTTTAGTTCTGCCTCATCCCCCTGAAAATATCCAAGGGAATGAGGCATACCTGAAGGAGATTTTATAAATCTCACTTTCATTTATTCGTTTTTAGCTACAAAATAAGCCGTGTATCTAGTCGATTGCGTACCAACACCAGTTAACACTAATCTATATTTAGTTCCACCAATATAAGCATCTTCATTAGATTGCACTAAACCGTTTACGTTTAATGTGTCCATAGTTGCGACATTTGTATAATCGGTAGAGCTAGCTGCCTGCAATACTGTAGGCAAAATATAAGTAGTGCCTGACAAATTAGTTGCAACAACACTCCAATAACCGCTCCAAGGGCTTAACAAGCTAACAGGAATAGTTATTGTGTCTATTTCAGTGTTGGTGATTGTGTCACTTACTGAATAGCTGTAAAACGTACTAGATGCATCGTCATAATTAGCATCTAAAGTTTTGCTTCGGTCGTTTTTAAATGCCGTCAAACCAATGGCAGCAAAAACAAACAAACCTATTAAAATATTCTTCATTTTATTAAGATTTATATACCAGTAATATCCGCATCTTTAATTGCGGCAAATGATTTCGCATGACGTACAGCAGCATCCCACCAGCTATTTACTACGATGGTAACTAAGGCGTTTTTAGAAGATGAATATGGATCAATAACCACATCTAAACCAGCCCATTGACCAATAAGCAATTCTGCAAAGTTTCCAAAAATCACTGAATGCAAATCTGTACCACCGCCTTTAGTTAAATTGTTTGGAACCTGTGTTGACACATAAGCCCTATACCCATTTAACAAATCAGTTCTAATACCTTGCTGACCTACAGGAGGCGCACCATCAGACCAAACAAATTGAGCCGTACCACTTGCTTTTTCAGTATTCTTTAAAAATCCTCTTACACCCGGAGTAGTAAGATAGGCTAAAGTACCAAAATCAGCGTTATCCGTAGCTAAAGCAGTTTCGAGGTCAATAATATGCTTATATGTAAGCGGCCCACCATCAGTACCAATCGCTACTGAACCGATTCCAGCAGTATTTAAAATACCGTAAAATGGTTGTGTAGAATTGTCACCATTAATTAAAGCATAATCCAATGCCCTATTAATTGCTTCGCTCAAACGATTCCTTACAAAGTTCTCCACGTCAATAGACGATTGAACCAACAACTGTTTAGAAATATCAGTGAATGCACCCAAACGATTAGGCGACATACTGATTTTATCAAACGTTGGACTAGTTTCGTCGTTTGCAGAATTTTCAGTTTCCCAAACCGCCGTAGCAGCTGCATCATTTCTAGGAAAATCCAAATTACCGGTTAATCCAGTAAGTAAAGTGGCACCTGCCTGAATAACCGCTAATCTAGGGTCAAGGAAAGGAATTAAATCACCTAAAATAGTGGGTACTGTGTTACCACCACCAGGTGCGGAGCTTACAGTCATATCCCTCTTTTCACTCCTAACAAACATTTTAGGAACGTAAAGATTTCCGGATGCTGAAATTCCTGCCTGTTTAAATTCTCTTTCGGCTTCCTGGTGCATTTCAAGCTCCAAGCCGTCTAAGTTTTTGTTGTTGGCTACCAAATTAGCGGCTCTAAGAAAAGAGTAGTTTTTCTTAACTCTTTGCTCGTCGCTAACTTTGTTTTCGTTACCCCTAGCCGCAGGAGTAGCCATTCTTTTGGCTTCGGCTTCTAACATCAAATGATTTTCAATATCATTTTCAAGATTAGTCACCTCGTTCCGAATGTTGGTTAATTTCGACCTTTGTTCATCGTTGG